ATGCTCAGGCTCCGTTTGAGCAGATTGACGCAGCAGCATACAATGAACATCCCAAGATTAAAGTGAACTTTAAGGAACTTTCAAAGTATGAATCACAGGACAACACAGAGGCAGCAAAGGAATTTGCTTGTTCTGCAGGAGGTTGTCAGATAGTTTGATATGTAATCCTCGGTAGCTCAGCTGGAAGTAGCGTCAACCTGTTAAGTTGAATGTCGTTGGTTCGATCCCAACCCGAGGAGTTTGCGAGTATACTCAAGTGGTCAACGAGGGCACACTGTAAATGTGCTGGCAGCGCCTACGGGAGTTCGAATCTCTCTGCTCGCACTAAATAATTTTATGCGCGGTTCAGTGTGTGATGCTGACTAGGACCATTGACTTGCAAGCAGTGGTTGAGCATGGGTGCAGGCCCCTCGTCGCGCTTTTGGTATTGTTGATCTCGGATAGAAATGCATATGACACGGGAGTTCGAATCTCCCCGGATCCATTCACGGGTCCGACAGGCATCGATCAGTGCAGAGTATTGAAGAAGTAGATACCCGACACGGGTAACAAGTGTCGTAAATAAACAGTTGCAAATATAAAAGCCGCACCATTGCGGATGGCTGCTTAAAGCAGTGGGGTTTCCCGGTTTTCCCGCGACTGAAAAACCGGGATTTTTATTGGTATAATAAAATTTGCATATAAATATTTTTGCCAAAGGATGTTGGATACCGCATTTTCTCTTGAGTCTTCGAAGTACCACCCAACAGAAAATTTAGGTCCACATCCTTTGAGCAAGGTATAAATACCTATGTTCTATATGCTTGTAGGTGTTGATTATTCTATAACTTGCCCGTGCTTATGTCTATTTGACGAGCGCAAAGATTTTAAATTTTCAAACTGTTTTTTCTATTATCTCACAAACACTAAAAAATTTGCAGATAAAATTTTGCCAAATATCAATGGTGAAAGTTTTCAGGACTATGTGGCCGATGTGGATCGGTTTGACAGCATATCCGATTGGGCCATAAATTTGTGTGTTGGGGCTTCAGAAATAGCCGTGGAGGGGTATTCTTATGGCTCAAAAGGCAAAGTTTTTAACCTTGCCGAAAACATGGGAATATTCAAGCATAAGCTCTATAAGGCCGGGGTTCCCGTGACGGTCATAGAGCCGTCCAAGGCAAAGAAACTCGCCACAGGGAAAGGTAACGCCGATAAACAGGCAATGTACGAAGCCTTCTCCAAAGAGACCAATACGGACCTTTTAATAACTTTTGAACAGAAAACTTTGTCCAATCCCGTGACGGACATAGTTGACAGTTATTATATTTTAAAATCTTTGTTAGCAGCCAAAAATTAACGGACGTAGCGGACAGCAGACCCCTTGCCAGCATTGTCCAGCCTGTCATGGAATCTCTTTGGAACTTGGCCAGATCCCTTGATTCTTGAAATGACCTCGTTCCATGCACTCCCACAAATTTTGGTGGGAGTCAGAGTTGCGTCAAAGGCAATAGAGTTTCTTTGAGCACCCCAATTTTTGGCAACCTTCTTTTTCCCACACTTTGGACATTTTTCCTTGGTGGGTTGGTCATTCTCGCTCATCTTAAGAAAAACTTCAAATTCATGTTTACACGCACCACATTCGAATGAATAATTAGGCATTGTTTTTGTTCCTAAAAGTAATTAGCATGTGGTCAAAGAGGAATCCATAAGAAGGTTCTTTTGGCTTGTTCTTCAACTGCATCTTTGCTTCCTTGGGAGTTCTGTTTCCCTTTGTTGTATTGCAATCCTTGCATGAAGTTACCATATTGACCCAAGTTGAACCACCACCCTTTGATCTTGGAACCACATGGTCAACGGTTGCTGTCTTTTCACAAAGATCAATTCCACAGTATTGACAGACATAACTGTCTCTGCGGAAGATGTTCTTTCTATTTGCAACTACCTTTTTGAAAGGAAGTTTGACATAATACTTGAGAATCAAAATTTTGGGAATCTTGACAATTTTGCTGACAGATACCACTTCATAATATTCAGGAGAAGTTTCATCGATCCAAACCTTGTCTTTGGACATTAACTTAAAGGCTTTTCCAACGGTAATGATATTCAGCGGTGTATTGTCTTGGTTGAGCAAGAGAACCTGCTTAGTCATACCTTTTAAGTATTTATGAAAATCTAAATATTTTACAGCCATGGATAATAACAAAGATAGACAATTCTATTGGGAAGTCAAGGATTTCATGTCAAAAAAACATGAACCCATGCAAAACGAGAAACCCCAAAGTCTTAAAGATGCCGTAAAATCTATTGTTGAGCAAAATAAAATTTACCAACAATCTTCCTTCAACATGGAATCTGGTGCTGTTGATGCTGCAAAGCAAGCCATCAACCATGTTCAATCTGTTGAAAATGGCTTCATACCCTCTTCTGTTGGTTATACAAAAAACCAAGATCGTTCTTCATTTCAAAAACTAGATGAGGCTGCTTTGGGTAGTCTTGGAAGAATGATTCGTTCCGGTCTCAAAAATGTTCGCCCACAAGCACCAGCAAAAAAGTTTGGTGATTATGTTATTCCCGCTGTCGGTGGTGCTGCAATGGGTGCTGGTGCCATGTATGGTGGATTCAAGTTGGGACAAACTTTGAGCACAGCAACTTCAGAGGCTGATGAAATGAGAAAGAAAGCCGAAGAAGTTGGTGGCGTTCCACAATTATCCCCAAAAGATCAAGAACTCGCCGCCATGAGAAGCAAGGCCCAAGATATTGGTGGTGTTCCAATGCCTTCGTCCACAACTCCTTCAGCAACTCCCACAACACCGACTACCCCAACAAGTCCAGCAAAGCCTTTGTCTGACAAAGAAAAATATTTGGAAGCAAGAAAGGCTTACTGGAAAAGAAGAAATACCGAAAGACGCGGAGAAGCCGAAGAAAATCTTGCCAGAACTCAGTTTGGAAGACCCACCACAGCATATCAGGCTGGATCAATGGCTGCAAGTCGTTTGCGTCAACAGAAAGCCGCTGAAGGCAGTGGTGATTGGAGCGAAGAAAAGATTGAACGAATGGCACAAAAAGAAACTGAACTTCGTTTCCGCACTGATGCAGAACGGGAAGCCAAGAAAAAAGAAAATGCAGCCGTAGTTGCTTCTTTGGCCAAAGCAGCAGATGAAATTCGTGCAAGAGAAGCAAACGCACCAAAAACTTACAGGATCTAATATGGACCATCTAACAAATCTTTACAGAAACAGAGCCGAAACATTAGCCGCAAAAGTAAAATATTTGGAAGAGCAATTGTCTTTACTTAACGAAGCCACACCCCCAGCAACAGCCTTTAGAGCAGGTGATAAGTCTCAGGCTGCTTGGAGTGATCTTGAGTTGGAAAACCGTGCAAGAAGCATCAAAAAGGGTGGTCTGTTTCAAAAAGTCACTGATGAAGAACAATCACAGGAATGGAAAGACATTCAAGCCGAATTGGGTCGTAGAAAGCAACCCAAAGCAGAAACCAAAACAGAAACTGGTGTAAGAACCGTTCCCGTTGGTCCTGGTGAAGGTTCTGGCATTCGCAAGGTTCCCGGAACAGAAGCACCCAGTGGCAGTGTTCCCAAGCAACCAATGGTCCAACCAAAGAGTGAAAAAATTGCTCTTCCTGAGCCAAAGGGTCCGCTTGATACGGGAAGACAAAGACCACAACCTGCCCCACAACCCGTAGTCGGTGGTCCCGGTGCTGGTAGTGTCTCACCAAAGAAAGCAGAAACAGCAGCCGCTGAAACTGGAAAAGAAGAAACTTGGAGCATGGATCCCAAACTTGCAGTCGGTGCAATTGGTGCAGGATTGTATTTGGGAAATAAAGTTGCTGAAAGATTTGCAAGACAACGCGGTGGTCCAGCAGCACCAGCAGAACCAACAAAAGCCCCAGCACCAAAGGCTCCGCAACCAACCAAGGCTCCGGAAGCACCCAAGCCAAAGGTTGGGGAAAAGGTTCGTGTTCCCGGAAGCATGCAAAAAGGAACTTATCTTTTTGATCTTCCCGCACAAGCGGAATGGACTATGAATCCTCCCGAATGGGAAATGAAAGCAAGAGAAAAGTTTGGTGTTCCACAAACTTCAGTCGGTCCCAAGAAACCATTCAGCAAGCCCGGTCTTGAGCGTGCTGCTGGAACACCGATGACTGGAGCAATTCCAGAAAAACCACTTCCGGCTGAAACCACAATCGGTGGAAAGCAAGTAGCAAAGGGCAAAGGAACCGTCGCAGATCGTGCAGCCGTTGGAAGAGATCTTTTGAGAGCAAGAGCAGAGGCTGCAAAGGCCGTTGCAGATGCAAAGGCAAAGGCAGTTGCTCCAGCATTGCAACAAGCTCCCGCTGAACCAACAGTCAAACAAGGAGATATGAGCACCAAGGAAGGTAAAGTTGTTAGCAAAGGTTCTCAAGTGTCTTCAAAGATTGGTCGCATCACCAAAGGTACTCTTCGTGGAGTTGGTTCAATTGGTGCAGCACTAGGTGGAGAAATGGCAGTAGAAAAGGGTCTTGAAGCCCTTGGAGTAGAAAACGAGACTGTCAAGGGAGTTGTTGCGCCAACTGTTGGTTGGGCAGCAGGCGAAGGTGCCTTGGCAACTGGTCTAGGACTTGCCCGTGGTCTAGGATTGGGTGCAGCCGTGGCTGGTGGTGCTGCAGCAGCAATTCCAGCAGCAATTTATGGAGCACTAGCATATCCTTCTTACAAAGCAGCCGAAGCCTCTAAAGCAGCAATGGAAAAAGAAGCACAAAGAATCCGAGAAACAGGATCAGCAACAAAAGCCAGATTTACTGGACCTAAGTATTGATGTAATGGATTGTTTAAAAGTATGAAAAATAAACTCATACAACAAATTTTAGAAGAACGCTATAATCGATTAAATGATGGCGAGCAATTAGCCAACAACTATTCATTTGGTTTATTTCTAGAATCTGTTACGGCTCTTATTCGTGGGGGCTTGCGTGTGGCTTTAGGTCAAACAGCAAAACAAGGAGCCAAAGCAGCCGTTGGGGAAGTTTTGTCAAAGCAAGCCCTAAAGCAAATTGAAACAACAGCAGCAAAATTTGCAGAAAATGGACTGAAAGGCAAAGATTTAATTGCTGCCGTGCAAAAAGAATTAAATTTAGTTGGTGATGATGCTATTAAGGCTGCTAGTGAAGCAGCCACAAGAGCAGAACAAACAATGGCACAAATTCAGGGTGGTGTTGTTGCTCCACCTGCGCCACCAAAACCAAAGCCTTCTCCATCAACGCCACCAAAACCAAAGCCCACTCCAGCACCCGCTCCTGCTCCTGCTCCTTCTCCAACACCTGCTCCAGCACCAGCACCTAAACCACAACCTAAGCCTGCTCCAGAACCCGCTCCTGCTCCTGCACCTAGACCCGCTCCAGCACCAGCGCCCAAACCACAACCTAAGCCTGCCCCTGAACCAGCGCCTGCACCCGCTCCTGCTCCTGCACCCGCTCCTGCTCCCAAGCCAAAACCTAAGCCTGCTCCAGAACCCGCTCCTGCACCTAAGCCTGCGCCTGCTCCTGAACCAGCACCCACACCCGCCCCTGCGCCTAAACCACAACCCAAGCCTACTCCAGAACCAGCGCCTGCACCTAAGCCTGCTCCCAAACCACAGCCTAAGCCCGCACCACAAAGAGTACCACCAAAAGCACCACCCAAAGCCCCACCTCAAAAGACTACTCCAAAACCAGAAACACCACCAAAACCACCTTTCCCATTAGGTTTTGGCGGTGATGACCGTGACTCCGAAGAAGTTGGTGAGACTGGCAAATCTATCAAACTTAATATTGGTTTGGTAAAAAATGCCCTTGGTAAGTATGCTACATATTTGGGTATTGCATAAACCCAAAGTCGTGTTATAATTACATAAAGTTGTATCTAGTGAATATAAAAACATTTACACATAAACCTATCGATATTTCTTGGAAACTTGAAGAAGTAACTCACAACGGATCAAGATTCTATAAAACTCCCGCTGGAATATTTCCAAGTGTGACTACAGTTGTTGGTTGGGAAAAACAAAAGTTCTTCAGTGAATGGAGAGCAAAGAATCCAGAAGAAAGCAAGAGAGTTACTTCACGGGGAACAAAGTTTCATAAGTTACTTGAAAATTATTTGAATAATGAAACATTAGATTATGAAAATATCCATTCCATGCAGAAGTCATTGTTTTCATTGATCAGACCAGAAATAGACAAAATAGACAATATAATTGCTCTGGAAACTCCCTTATTCTCAAAGACAATAGGATTGGCTGGTCGTGTAGATTGCATCGCTGAATATGATGGCAAACTTTCTATCATAGACTTTAAAGCCAGCACTAAAGAAAAGCGAGAATCAGACATCGACAATTATTTTGCCCAAGCAACTGCTTATGCACTGATGTTCCAAGAAAGAACTGGAATAAGAATAGATAATTTTGCAATTTTGATTGCATGTGAAGATGGTCTTCGCCAAGTCTTCACTGGCCAGCCCCTTAAATATGTTAGGCACTTGTCTAATTTAATAAAGCGATATAAGGAGGTTAATGATGTTCCAAGAGCAGAAGACAATTGAAGATCAAGTAAACACCAAGGGAACAAAACTTTGGATGCAGATGAATGATAACTCCAAGGCCGCAAAATTGCGAGCCTTGTTTGTTCAACAGCACGGAGGCTTCTTTTTGCAAGAAGGAAAGTATTGGATTTGGAAGAGTCCAATAGAACAACAGAATGGATATTGGCTCAAAAGAGTAGATACAGGGGAAAAAGTCTTCTTCACAAGCATGACAGAGTTCGGAGAAAAACATGGCATGTCTTGTGTTAAAATTTGTGAATTGATGAATGGAAAGAGAAAGACATACAAAGGTTGGACAGCGGTAGAACTTCGCCCCGTTCAGAAACAAGAAGGTGCGAAGAAAAAGATAAAGAAACCAAAGAAGAAAAAGATTCAAATAACCATGTCTGCAACTTTTGTGGACATAAGAACTAATCAACATATTCAAGTTTCAAATATTTCGCAATTTGCCAAAGAGAATAATCTAGATTATGCCAATTTAAGAAAATTGGTCATAGGGAAGGCAAAGACTTATAAACATCTAAAATTATACAATCCTTTTGAGGTTCCCGGCGAATCTACAGAAGGCTAAATAATTTAAGATGAAATTCCCATACTTTTTACAACATTTACAAGAAGCAACTGCAAAAATTGGTGAAAGTCTCCGGAAAGAGTCTAGAAAAACAGGCTCAGGGGATCTAAAGGCAAAAGACGCTGCAAGAAAGCGCGCAGAGCGTTCTCGTCAAATTCCCCGCGACAGAAAATCAAAGCAGGAATTGGTAAAGGAAATAATTGCAGTCAAGACCCGTGATGGACGATTGCAACTCATCTTCAAGGATTCTTTCAATCCAGATACTCATGAAAAAGTAGGAAAAGATGCGCTTTCAATGGAAGAAGCACAGCAAATTTCCAATGATCCAAAATTTGAACAAACCCGAGCCTCCAAACTTCTTTTTGGTGATGTGAAAGGCAAGAAGCCTTCAGATAAAAAAGAAGAAAAGAAAACAGAACGCAAAGAGGGTGGAGAAACCAAAAAAGAAGAATCTCGGGAAGAAAAGAAAGAAAGCAAGACAAAAGCAAAACGCATGTCCAAGGAAGACATTTTCAAGGCAATGTCTCAAATGGATGGAAACCAACTTGCTCAGATGCCATTGGATGTTCGGCAAGAATACTTCAAGGCCACAAGAAGACCACCAGCAAACACAGATTTCGACAATCTCAGTTATGAAGCACTGACAGTCAAGTTTGCAATCAGTCCTGTATCAAATCTTCCATACAATCAACAAGTACTGAATGCATTGATGTTCTTGGCAAAAATCAAGGCTGGTGCATCTGAGCAGGAGATGCAGACATATAATTCACTGGCCCCAACTGCCACTGAATTTACCCGTAATGCCTTCAACACCGCAAGAAAGATTCTTTCACAGATTGGTGACGAATGCATTCAAAATCTAGTCTCAACAATTGAGACTGGTGGAACTCCGGTCAACTCAGAAGGTGCCGTTGACATGCAATGTGGAAACTACAAGTTCAAGGTTTCTGCTGGTGGTGAAATGGCTCTTTCCACAACTCAGTTTGATCAGGGAAACAAGTCTTTCAAGGGACTCATTGCTTCTGCTTTGATGCAGACTTTGAGTAATCCTCAAATGATGCAAGCAGATCCCAAACTTGCAGAAATGATGCAGAGTGCATCACAGGAAACTGCAGGCTTTGCGACATCATTGATTCCAGATGAATTGCTCGGAACAATCATGGCCGATGAATCTTTGGTTTCTGAACTGCAGAAGATAAAGTTGAAGAATTCCCAAGGCCAAGACATTGGACCAATTTTGGACGCCGAAGGAAATCTAAATCCTTTGGCCTCTATGCAAAATTATAAAAACACATGGCTTGAAAGAACAAAGGGAATGTTCAGCGGAAGTAAGTCAAGCAGCAAGTCACCGCTTCGTGCTGCCGTTGTTTCCACAATTCTCAAAGCAAATTTAAGAGGCGACGGTCTGGTTCCACCCGAAGTGGCCCCAAACCATTTGGTCACCATCAACGGTGTCTTTCCGCTCACCGATGATTATTTCAACACGATTTCACAGCAGGCAGATATTGACATCAAGAAAGCCAAGGATGTAATAAACTCTGCAAACATTGGATCGCTTCGATCAAGATCCGCCGAGACAATGAAGAAATATAGAACCATTGTTGAGGCCAAGGAAAAAAAGAAATCTCTGAAAGACATCTTGATTGATGCAAAGACAATCAACCCAATCGAATTCATCGTCAGGGACATCGTGGACAACAATGACTTTCTGATGAATGCAAGTCTTCTTCCAGGTTTCTCACCAAAAGACCTGAATTCGGTTGAATACAACTATGTAACGATTGGCAAAAAGACAATAAAGATTCCCGTCATTACACATGACAGAATTGCAAACCAAATGATGCAGGAATCTGCCTTGTTGATCAACGACTGCTTGATCGAAGCCTTGACCAATAATTTTGTGCTCAAGGCATTCAGAAACATTGAGTTAATAACAGACTCAGAGCAGGCTTTGTTTGAGGACAATCCTGCCATACTTCTTGAGTCATATGAAGATGTGGTTCCCCTTAAAGAAATCTACAATGCAATAATGGAAAAAATTCAAGAAGATCCATCAATTCTTGAAGCATTCATTCTTCAACTTGAGGAAGCCGAAAGAGACTACGAGAAGGAATACAAAAATTACCACGGAAAGCCCAAGCAAAGAAAACAAAGGGCAGCAAGAACTGCTGCCCGTGAACTTATGATCAAGAAAGGAAGAGCCAAGCGTGGTGATGGCAAGGATATCGACCACAAGAAGCCTCTTCGACGGGGTGGTTCCAAAGGCATAAATAATTTACGTGTTCGTGATAAGTCTGCTAATCGTTCTGACAACGGACACAAAAAAGGCGAAACACAGAAAAAAGGTAGTTGGGAATGATCTCCAAGAAAATAAAGTTAATAACTGAAAAAGTTTACTCTGATTCTGGCCTCGGTAAATGGTTCAACCGGGAATCCGCTGGCGGGGGTCCGGGTTGGGATCGTTACAATACTAAGGGAGAACGAGTAGGCAAGTGTGGTGATGCCAAGGAAGGTGAAGCCTATGCTGCCTGCCTCAGCCGCCAAAAGGCCGAGAAACTTGGAAAGAAAAAGATTGGGAGTTTTGTACGCAGAAAGCGTGTAGCCCAACACAAGGCAGGAAGAGGAAAGAAGGGCGAAGGCAAGAGTGGAAAGAAGCCAATCTTCGTCAAAACTGGTGTAACTGAAGTAAAGGAATGCTTTGATTACTTCTTGGTTGAAAATTCAAACCATGTAATTCCTCTCCAATTTGCTCCCATCGAAGCGCAGGAACTTCTTCCATTTGATTTGGTCATCAATGAAAATGGTGACTTCTTGAATGTAGACATGATTGAAATCACAGAAGATGGAAAGTATGCAGTCACTTTCAGTGATGAATATGGTTGTGAACTAACTGAATCTTTCACTCCTGACACAACCATGGGTTTTGTTGATGTTACCGAAGGACAAGAATACAATGAATTTGACGAGATGCTTGAACTCCATGAAGAAGAAAAGAAGAAAGTCAAACTGAATAAGATAATGCGTGGTGATGTCAAAAAGTACAAAGTTTATGTAAAGAACGACAAAGGAAATGTAGTTAAGGTAAACTTTGGTGATCCCAACATGGAAATCAAGAGAGATGATCCTGCACGGAGAAAGAACTTCCGTGCTCGCCATAATTGCGCCAATCCCGGTCCTCGCTGGAAGGCTCGTTATTGGGCCTGCAAGACTTGGAGTTCCCAATCCGTTTCATCCATGTTGAAGGAATCGGAAGTTCTTGAAGAAGCCAAGAATAAGCCAAAGAATCCAAAGAAATGGTCATCATGTATTGCACAAGCAAAACAAAAATTTGATGTCTATCCTAGCGCATACGCCAATGCTTGGGCTGCAAAGTGCTATAAGAGCAAGGGTGGAAAGTGGAAAAAATTGACAGAAGACATTGCTGAGTACGCTTTGCACAACATGAAAAACAAAATTTACAATCCAGATCTGTTTGGGTTGATAAAGAATAGAAACAGTAAAAATTAATCTAAATAGAAGAGAAGCCATGAAATTTAAACAATTACTTTCAAAAATCAACACATTGGTCGAAAATGCACCTGAACACACAGAGGGTGGCGGTCTCTATATTGGAGATCCCCAAGGAGCAGGAAAAGTTTCAGCTCTTACAGACAAGGGAACTTTCAATCTAAAACTTCCTCGTTCTATTGATGCAATCAATGCATTGCTTCATACATTCTCAAACAGAGATTACATCGACCCGGATGGTCTTACAGGGATTGTAAAACAAAAGTTAAATCACTTTGGCCTTGATTTCTCTTGCAGTGGACGAGTAAACGACGGTGAAAATGTATATGAACTGGTCCAATACGGAAGCCCACAACTCGGTGTCTATGGACAAAATCCATACGATGACATCAACAAGACAGGATTCAAGCAAGGTGATGGGATCAAGGAAAAACTTGGTCACTCATTGAACCTCGTAGTATCCGTCCAAAAGATGCCCAACGGTCTCCGTAAAGTCGGAATGATGATTGTTCCAGCCGCTTCTTCTTCGTACAACAGTGACATGGCGGATTCTGACTGTGGATGCCAACACTAACTCATTGATGCAAGAAAAAATAAACTCTCTGACAGAAGAAAATTTTGTTGAATTCTGTCAGAGATATTATTTTAATCCAGAGTGTTCTGGCAAGAATGAGTTCGTTGATGACTTAAAAAGAGTCAAGTACATAAAGAGATTATTGCAAAAGATTCACAAACACAAGACCTTAAAGTCAATCCGTGAACGCTTAATAATAAACCACCTAATAATTTTAAGAAATGTATTCGGGGACCAAAATTGTTCCCGAATTTTATTTTTCAAGTTAGAACCCAGACTTCATTCATATCTCAAATCTTTCACTGTATTTTTGGAATTTGACATCAAAAATTCACCGGAAGTCAGATATACAGATTTGAACACAGATCCCAGAGTTGACAGAAAACTCTCTCAAACAGAAAACTAAATATTTTAGATGCATCCCGGAAATCTGGTTCCTACCTTTTATTTCTACAAGTTGGCTGACGCCCTCAGCGGTCCTTACACTGCTTTGACTGCTTATTCCGCAGGCATCATTGATGCACAGGGAAATGTCCTTAAGCCAGAAAGCAGCATTGATCCCTTTGAATATCTTGTCATCAAATTAAAGAAAATCTTTGACCAATTACCATATGGAATGACTAGGGCAAGACTTGGCAACTATATGTCAACTCTTCAAATGTTCTCTGAAGAAGTTGAAAAGTTTGAAATCACACAAGAACAATTTCACTGCTTGGTGGAAGGAATCATAACACAAAATTCAAACGGTGAAGTGAGTTATTTGGAACTTCTTGAAGACATGGCAACAGGTGGAGGGGCTGGGGCATTGGGTGTTCCTGCCGAAGGTGGAAACATCAATCAAGGCGGAATCTCTGGGTTTGATCCCAAACTTGGTATGCCTCTTCAAAGAAGAAAGATGCCAAAATATTTTGACAACTGCGAAGTTTTTGAAGTATGTCCTGAAGAATTTATTCAATTAAAAGCAGCCAAATCTTGGAAAGATGTTCCAGATAGCGAAAACAAGACTTATTTGCAGCGGTTTCAGAGAAGAAACAAGTCTGGAAAGATAGCAGTGAAGTCATTAAATCCGTTGAACGGAGAAAATGAACTTCACTGGATAAACTATCCTGCCAAAAATTTTATGGACTGATCAGTCCTGAATAAAGTTTTTCTTCTTGCAGCACTTTGGCTTTGTGCAAGAATTTCTTTCTCTGGCCTCGTTGATGATCTTCGTATCGGCATCTTCCCAGCCAGTCTTGTACTCCTTCCAATAAGGATCAATTGAAAAGACTGCTTGATTTGGAAGTTCACCACCATTCATACGACAACCAAAACCTTTATCATAACCTTCACCGGGCTTATATGAACTCATTTTTAATCCTTTTGATTTGGAGGAAATGGAATCATTTGAATCTGATTCAAGACTTTATCTAATGCTTTCACGTGTGCGTACTGTTCAGTAATTGCAAGATAGCCACGAATTTCAATCAACTTCATGTATTCATCTTGTGTAAAATTAACCACTGTAGACTTTCTGTTGTTCTTGCGATTCGGCTTCTTAATGTTCTGTTGTCTTGCTTGTTCTTTCAACAATTCATTTATATTCAAGTAATTTGCCAAATCATCCATTCCATCGCCTTTGTACATGTTCTCCCACATCTTTTGGAATGATTCAAAATACTTGGAATTGTTTGGAAGTTTCCAGTAGTTGAATGGAGGATAATTGTTTGGGTTGTTGGAGTCATTATCTCCATTTTGCCATTGGTCAAAATCGTTATGGTCTGAGTTATTCATAGTTTCCTTTCAGGCGACATCAAAGAACTGCTCGTAAAGAACTTTTCCATGATTGTCAGTCACGGAAAGATAACGCACATGACGAGTCAGTGCATCACTGATATTTAGGCCATCCTTTGAACCAAAAGAAAAATTCTTGATCCAAGCAGGACAACCACCCAAGGAAATCCTGACTTCATAGCCATTCATGTCAGAGCCATAGAAATCAAAGGTGGCCTTCTCACCATCATAATAGGTGAAGAAACAATCAATCTTATCAAACTTCTTGCGAATGTCCTCAATGGACATCTGTGTGGAATTAGCCATTCGGCAATCTCTCTTGCTTGACAGACTTAGGAAGTTGGCCAATCCGGTCAAGCTCTCGGAGTGTTCCAACCTTGGCGTTCATCAGGCTAGTAGCCCTCTTACGCTTACGAAGTTCATGGCTTCTCTTGTGCTTACGATTAGTAATGCGTTGCTTTGAATTAGGCATAGTTATAGTATATCACTTTCTCTTCTTCTTGTCAAGTTTTTTCTTTAAATCCATGTTTTCTGCTGCTAATTTTCCAGCAGCAACAGTTATTTCACGATTTACTTTTTGGAGTTCTTGGACTTTTTCTTTGAGCTTTTTGATCGTTTGTTCGTCTGACATCCAAAAATTTTCTCCCAATTTTCACAGTAAATTTTGTAGTTTACTGGCCGATAAGAATCCCCTTTTCCTGAACTCATAACAATATTATATATCACGGTCAACGAATGTCAAATCTAAATAATTTTATGAAGAACAATAAAGGTTATTATAGTTGGATTCATTCCCTCAAGCAAGCCGCCATGGAATCTCAAGCCAAAGGTGTAGAGATGATTACAGAGGCAAAGAGAGGGAAAATGGAAGCTGGTATGGATCTTGCTGCAAAGGCTCAAATTGATGCTGAAATTCGGTCAAGAGGTGAAAGAAAAGCATTGAGTGCCAGAGAATTGGCTGCTGGTGGTGACGCTGATTATGTCGCAGCAGAGGCAGGAGAAGATGAAGATGCCGATCACATTCCAGACATCGCTGATCCTGATTCTGGTAAACTTCCAACCTTTAATGTTCCTGCAACTCCAGTAACTACTCAGCACCCCGAACCAATGTATAAGAGTGCTGCAGAAGCAGAAGCAGCAGTTCGTGCCCACAATCAAGCACGACATGGCCATCTAACACAAAAGGCAGCAGATTTTGCTGGAGCAGTGCAAGCAGGAAGAGAAACCGCAGAAGAAGCTAGAAAAAAGGGTATGTTGCCAAAGAGCGTAAAGTCTGCAGTCAAAAAGAGAATTGAAGATTATAAGGCATCAAAAAAGGCAGAACGCGAAGAAGAAGCCCCTGAAAGATTTGAAGAAGTAATTACTCCAGAGGGTCATCGTATGCACATGCCCATGGAATCAGTTAATGATAAGATCAATAGATTCTTGAAAGATTAAGCGTCGGGATTACCGATTTCTCGGGTCCATTCCCATTCTTCCCAAAGTAGTTTAGCAAAATCGTCGCCCCTATGATGGCGACGATTTTCTATTTCAGCCATTCCCGGTGCGGAAATGGGCGCTTCAAGTTCCCATGAA